TGATCAAAAGGCCCGGCAATGGCTGACAAAGTAGAGGTAAAACTTGGTGGTGAAATAATATAATTTAACTGTACTGCATAAGCTTGATCTGGAGTTGGAGCCACAACAATACTAGATTCATCCCAATTAGCGTAATATTTAGGTATATCAACAGAACTTGTTCCTGGTTCTGCATAATATTCAGCCATAAAACTTGTATCTCTTTGCTCTAGATAAAATTGATCTCCTGCTGAATTTGTAAGTTGAACATATCTAATTAATCTTAAATCTGCAGGTATCGTTACATATCGATTACCTATAATTAAGCTTGATGTTGCGTAATGTCTGTCTTGATCTGAATCAACTTCTCTATAAATTTTATTTTCTGCGTTTTGAATAAGTCTATTTACAACAGAATCTGTAAAAACATTACTTCCTACTTCTGTGTAACCTCTAATATCTGTTTGTAAATCTGTTAAAGTATATGCCATTATCCGTTTACTACCTCAAGTGTTACTGGTCCTGCTGAACAATTATCTCCTCCACCTTGTATATTACCTGACGTTGCATTACTAGTGCTTGTTATATAAAAATAATTTATAGGAGTTGTTAGTGCATCTGTTGTCGTAGCTCCTGTAACATTTCCTGCTGAATCAATTTGACCTAATGCAATAGTAAAACCATTTGCATTATTTAAATCACTTACATTATCAAAGGTAGGTATATTTATAAAAGCTTGTAAATTTCTTTGATCAGCTTCATCTGCACCTCCTGCACCTGCAGTTGTTACAATAGGTGGTCCTCTAAATCTTACAATGTCACCAGCTTTTCTTTGATGATCTTCTGAATAAACATTTACATAAGTTGTGCCACCATAAATAATAGTTGTAAATGGATTGGGATCTAACAAAATTAAACTAGCAACTGATGCAGGTTTTGGTCTTGGATTATATAAAGCTATTGAATCTGATCCAACAGGTTTTGGTTCAAGTTGTGGTTGCTTTGCTTCATACTCTGAAGTGTGAACTAAAGATCCATTCCATTCTCTAACCATTTCTGTATAGGGAAAAGCCATACCAGATCTATCTGATATTGCTAATGATCTTTTACCTGATGCATACTTACCCATTATACTCCATCTCCATAAAATGTTTGTGGTGAAATGAAACTAGATGTACCTTGATTATCTGCATCAAGTGCTCTTAACATTTCACTTTCATAAATTCTCTCTAACTCTTGTGTTCTTTCAGGTGAAACTTTCATACTTAAATAGTATGCAAGTCCTGACATCATACAAGGATAAAATCTATTTACTACATCTGCTGTGTGAGAATAACCACCAACGTCTTGTATCTTTGCTAAATAATAAAAACAAAATTGAAAACTACTTGGTGTAGTTGTGCTTGATACACTTGAACTTGGTGTTGTATATAAAAAAATACTTGGGTTTAATTTTCTCTCTACATAATATTGTGAAGGAGTACCTTTAGATAATTTGTTTGGTGTTTGTGAATATGTGGATCTATCTATTTTTGTAAGTGCAACATCTACTGGTGCTGTTGTTGTTGAATTGTTTCTATAATAACCTTCTAAAACATCACTTATATCATTTGGAAAATTAGTTGAATCAGATGCATAACTATATTCAGCTTGACCTTCTATTAATGGTACTTTTGCTAATTTTACTTTCCATAAATGTACACCTCTATTTCCCCATTCTTGAAAAAGAATATTTAATGATCGTCTTGCAGATCTTAATTGATAACCTGTTCTTGTTCCTAATACTCCTGTTCTTTCATAAGCTTCCTCAATGATATCATCCATTTGAGGATCAAATTCAGTAGTGCCTGATGTAGGTGCAATGGTTTGAGCAGAATTACCCATACCAGCATGAACTGTACAATAATAAAATAATACTGGAGCGCCGGTAGTTTTAACTGGTGCAACATTAATTGTTGTATTTGATCCAGCTTGTCCTGATGTTCCTGTAGTAGTTACACCTGTTGTATAAGGTGCAGCTGGTGAGTTATTTGGATTCGTAGAAAATGCAAAAATGTGTGTATCATTACTACTATCAGAGGTATCAAAGATATATGTATTACCTTCTTGTAAATAAAGTACAGGAGCTAACTCTCCGTTAATATAAAATCTATTACCGGTACCATATTGAGTAGTCCCCGTCGCTACGGTGACTGTGTAAGTAATTGTAGCCACAAGTTGCTCCTATTAGCCGCCAGTTATTGTTAATGTAACACTTCCGCCTGCACCAGTTAATTCGTAAACAATTCCTTCATCAAAAAGAATTCCAGAACCTGGTACATAAACTTCTAGTCCTTCTGTTCCAAAATTATAAGTTGCTACTAAATTACCTGCTGCAGCTGCTCCTGATGTTGCTACATTGTATAAAAGTAAAGTAGAACTTGCTATTCCTTTTCCTTGAATAGAAGTAACTCTAGCTCTACCTGCTCTTGATAAAGTATCAGCACCTATTGTTGCCAAGTTAAGGGTTGTTTGATCACTTGAGTATGATGACATATTTTCTCCTGTTAAATTTTATGTGGGCCGAAGCCCACACTAATTATTTATTACGCTATTGTTGCACCTTGAACTGAAGTTGCAACCCAACCAATAGTACTATTCCAAACTAAAGTAACTGATTCAGCTACTGCATCGAAAGCAATTGTTGTTCCGTTTGCAAATGTAACTGGAGTAACTGTTGCAGTTCCGCCACCATCAACAATCATGTTAATGATTTTAACTTGTCCTGAAGTTGTTCCATCAGCTAAAGTTACTGCTGCAGCTCCGCCAGCTGTAGTAAGTTCTGTTATTAAGTTTGTAAGATCAACAGCTCCTGCACCAGATAATGTTTGCACACCACCTGTAATAGATGCTCCGTAAGTAGCATTAGTTGTAACTGCACCTGTTGATGTATTTTTAGTTATTGCTTCAAAACCGTTTTCCGATCTTACCGGTCCTGAAAATGTTGTGTTTGCCATGTTATATTCCTCCTAGAATACGTAAATATAGTCCTCTAGGGATGTCGACTATACGCGTCTATATTTACTTGTTTGTTATTAATGTATAGTGATTAAAATATATATGATTTTTATATAGAGTGCAAGGGATTGCGTGGTGAATGTACGTATTTCGACGATGTAGCGTTTTATTAAGTAGCTACTGATACTTCGGGTGCTGCACCCTCAATTTTATTTGTCTGGTGAGCTTTCATAGCTTCGGCCATTTTTATATCGTTTATGACCTCTCTTATTTTATGGTCTATTCTGACCATGTCGAGAGTATATCTACCCTCTTTAAGATGCTCCTGCTCCCAGTTCAACTCCAGTGACCTTTTCGCTTTGTAAAGGTCTGATAAGTTTTGCATCGTGGATCTCCTCATAAGTTATCCATTTTTTAGACGAACTTGTAAATCCGTCTTTTTCCCATTTTACACCTTTTTCTCCTAGTTTGTCAACTATTGAATTTTCAATAGCTTCAGCACTATCCTCACACGCTACTGTAAAACGCGCATGATATCCATATGCTCTTATATTAACTAGAAAATTTTTCATGATTGCTCTCCTTATACCACAAAAAAAAGGGGCCCGAAAGCCCCTTTTTAAATATTTGTTTTAACGATTATACAGCGTTAGAACCAAAGATACCTCTAGGGTCAGAGAATCCGAATACGTATCTCTCTCTAGCTTTGTATCTTACGTTTCCTGTGTCAAAGTCACCTTCCATTGAAGTTTTGATAGGTGCTCTAACAAAGTGTTTAAGACCATTAGGTACATCTGTTTTAAGAAACCATTTTTTGTTAGATGTTAAGTAGTGGTTCACTGTGTATCCTTGAGGAACCATTCCCATATTTCTAACAGCATTGATATCGTTATCAGCTGTGCCAACTCTGCCTGCAGAATTCATAAGTCTGTCAGCAGTAAATTGAAGCGCAGAAGGAATAATTAATTTAGTTCCTTGTGCCGCAATTTTTAGGCCTCTTTCATCAGTAAACGCAGCGACGTCGATTAACGCCTGTTCTAATGATGTTTCGTTTAAGTCAGAAGCGACTGTTAACTCATTTGAAAACGTACCAGCTAGTGTTGGGTGAACAGTTGAACATAATTCAACTCCATCGCCACCAGCAAAGTTCGCATCAAACGCATTATTTAATACCGCTGCTGCTTTTACTTGCTTCGTGTTTGCCATAGATCTTGCTAACGCTTTTGTATATCTAGACGCAAGTCTGTCATACAAGTTATCTTCGATAGCTTCTTCTGTGATTGCAAACGCTAACGCAATTGTTTCGTTTGTGTAACGAGCTGTGTAAGTCTCTTGCGCATCATCGAATGTTACGCCTTGACCTTCAGGTTTTACAGCTGCATTCGCAAAACCACTTAACATTACTTCCTCTTCGAAAGCTCTGTCAGATGTTTCTGTGTCGAATATTTCTGCATGCTCGTTAGCATAGTTTTTATACTCTAGTCCGAATAGTGCATTCAGACCAGGCTCTAGTTCTTTAACTAGTTGTGCTCTTGATATTGCCATAGTTTTATACTCCTATTCTCTATTAGTTATCGCCATTATACAAGTTTGAAGCGCCCGCAATAACTACGATTTGGTTTGATCCAACCGCTGTGTTATCTTTGTTTTCTGGGTCATTAGCTGATCTCACTAGTTTGAACATGTGAGTAGAAGCTGCCCCGCCTCCGATGTCTAAAGTTACAGTCGATTGACCGTCTTTAGCATCACTTGCTGTAAAGCTGTTAGTGTTATAGCCAGCATCGCCGTACATAGCTTGAGTAACTGCCGCATCCGCTTTGATTACGTATTCTTGAAACGGATTGTCATTTACAAAACCTAGACCGTCGTTGCTGCCCGTATTATAGTCAGTTCCAAATGTTGTGCTTGCTGCTACTGAATTTGCGAACGTTGGTTTTTTCGTTGTACTGTTTACGAAGAAACAGCCGTTGAAAGAACCAATTAGAGGAGCGTGATTATCGTTTGCATACGCTGCTCCACCATCTCCACCATCGTCAGTAGTTGCGAAACTTGCATCTTGTAAATAACCTTGGTCACCACTTCCATCTTGAAGTGATACTGGATTATTTTTGAAGATACCAACACCTAGGCCTGATTTGATTTTGTATTCAGATTGACCAGAAGTTGCTGGAGTATTTCCAACAGTTGTGATCGTTCTTAATCCAAAACCAGTTGTACTTGCATTTGTTGCCATAGTATTTGTTTCCTTTTTATGTACCTGCCTGTGAAGGCTTCCGGTACGGTTTATTGTTAATTTGTTGGGTAGGAATTACTAAATAATTAGCTTTTCTTTGTACCACCAAAAGTTACACGGGATTGAGAATCACTGCTGAAACTCATTCCTGATTGCTTTTCCTTCATAAGATCGTTATTAATTGCTTCATCTTTATCTCTAGTTTGCTTATTGTAATAAGCTTCTATTTGAAGCGCGATCTCTTCTGGTATCCTTGCGAGCAAAAGGCCTCCTACTTGTATAACTCCTGCGTATTTACCGTCGTTAGACGTTGGATAATCAGAATCCGGATATTCATCAGATCTAACTAATTCATATCCTTCTCTTAATGATGCTGCTACATTTTTTGTATCATTGTATCCTAATGTTTCAGCTCTTATCCATCTGTGCCTATAACCGTCTGGCGCAGGGGGTGCATCAAGTGATGAGGGTGGAGTCCATACTTTTTTATGAGAAGTTTTTTCTCTAGTTTGACTCGCACGTGAGGTTCTTTTATCGTTATTATTTTCCATATGCTTATACCTCCTTCGTGATATTTAATTGTTTCGCATATTCTTCAAGTGGCACACCTAATTTTTTAGCAATTGCTACCTGTGAAGGTGTGAGTCTTACAGTTTTGCGACTAGATTTTGTCGTACGCCTTGCCGAAGCAACTTGTTGGACAGGCTTAGCCGTTTCCGTAGGATCTGTTGTACCAAATTTATGGGGAAATTCAAG